GGAACGACAATAAGCTACGACAATAGCACTTATTTAACTACCAGCGCCGCGGCTTCGACTTACCTAGCTTTAGCTGGGGGAACTTTAACCGGTGCGCTAAACGGAACCAGTGCAACATTTACTGGGGATTTGACTATTAGCTCAGCAAATCCTAGATTATATTTTACGGATTCAGATAATAACCCAGACTATTTTATTTCGAATACAGACGGAACGTTTACCGTTTACGATGTAACAAATTCGACTTCTAGATTTACAATAGGTACAACTGGAAACGGAACTTTTGGAGGTAACTTAACAGTAGGGCAAATCATTCGCTCAGGCGGTACGTCTTCGCAATTCTTAAAAGCGGACGGCTCTGTAGATTCTACGGCTTATTTACCTTTAGGTGGCGGAACTCTTACGGGTAATTTAAATGCACAAACAATAGATTTAAATAATTCAACGGCTTCAAATGCTTTAAGAATTACGCATACAAATGGAAGTTATCACGCAGTTTCAATAATTGCCACGGGTAATTCTGCCTTGTATGCAAGTGGTAGCGTTACGGTTATAGGTACTATCCAAGCGACAAGTACAATTATTGCACAAGCCGGCTTATCAAATGGAGCTGGTCAATCGTTTACTTTGCCTTCTTCTACTGGAACGCTTGCCTTAACGTCTCAGTTAGCTTCTTACCTACCTTTAAGTGGTGGCACACTTACCGGAGCTTTAAGCGGTACAAGTGCTACGTTTAGCGGAAAAATTAGATGGGGTGCTGGTAGTTATGAGGCTGGGGTTTCTGGACTTTATAACGTATCAGATGATGGTACTGTTTTAACTACCAAAACCGGAACAGTTAGAGACTTTCTTTTAGCTAATGGCAATGGAGCAACTGTAATGACAATTCCTACCGGAACGCAAAACGCCACGTTTTCGAGTAGTGTTACGGCAAACGCTTATACAATATCTAGCGGTGGAAGTGATTCAGTTTTAAGTTTTTTAAATAATGCAAGCGGTGGCGCAAGGAGCATTTCTTATGGTGTATCTACTGCAGCGATAAATATTAATAATACCGGTGGAAGCCCTTTAGTTACATTTTTAAACGGTGGCAACGTCGGCATAGGAACGACTTCGCCAAGCCAAAAGCTACACGTTACAGGCTCAGGAGATGTAGTTTCTTTAGTAGAAACTGCAGCAGGAAGTTTTGCTCAATACAGATTATTGTCAGGTAGCGGAGGCACACCTTGGGTATTTGGTACTCAATCAGATTATTTATCAGGTTCACTTGTATTTAGAAATAGTTCTGACAGAATGGTCATTACTACAGGTGGCAACGTAGGCATCGGGACGACGGCACCAAGTTCATTTAGTGGGTATAATGGCATAACAACAGATGGGACAACTGGAGGTTTTTATGATTTATTTTCAAGTGGAGCAAGAAAAGGCACATTTAATACAACAGCATCTTTAGTTTCAATAGGCTCAACAAGTACACAAGATTTTGCATTACTAACGAACAATACCGAACGTATGCGGATTACTAGTGGGGGGAATGTATTAATAGGAACGACAACGGATGCTGGAATTGGAAAATTACAAGTTAATGGTACTGTTAATATTGTTTCGGCTGGTGGACTTGCAATAGGTTCTGTAGGCGGTAGAAGAAGAATTCAGCACGATGATGGATTAAGTGAAATGTCTGTTTTAGGGAATAATGATGGTTATTATCCTATCGGTGCTTCTGCTTTTAATACTCGTTCTGATTATCGATTAAAAGAAGATTTAAAAGAGTTTAATGGACTTTCTCTTATTTCAAATATAAAAGTTTATGACTTTAAGTGGAAAGAAAAACAAGAGCGTAATTATGGATTTATGGCTCACGAATTACAAGAAGTTTTACCTTATGTTGTAACTGGGAAAAAAGATGGTATGTTTCAAAATAAGCCACAAATGCAAGGAGTAGATTATTCTAAAATTGTTCCAGTAATGGTTCAAGCAATTAAGGATTTAAAAACAGAATTAGATACATTAAAAAATAAATAATATGGCAAACTTTACATGGCTCATTAGTCAATTAGACTCTATCCCTTCTTTAGACGGGATGAACAAAGTAATTAGCGTAATTCATTACAGAGCGCAGAAGCAATACGAAGAGGATGTGATTCACTTTACGGCAGATACGTATGGTGCAGTAAGTCTTGCAGCACCTCACGAGGCTAGTTTTACACCATATAATGAAATTACTGAAGCTATGGTAATATCTTGGCTAGAATCCTCTTTAGATTGTGTGGCTATTGAATCAAACTTAGATAGTCAAATTGAAAACTTTCTTAATCCCCCAATAATTGCGTATAACTTACCTTGGGAATCTAAAATATAGTATATAGATTTACGTATGGCATACGTTTATAGACATATTCGATTAGATACAAATCAGGTTTTTTATATTGGAATTGGTAGTTCAAGTAATTATCAAAGAGCTAAAGTAAAAACTAATAGAAATATATACTGGAATAGAATAGTTAATAAAACTGATTATAAAATAGAAATTTTATTTGATGAATTAACTCCAGAACAAGCCAAACTAAAGGAGATAGAATTTATTTCTATTTATGGTAGAAGGAATTTAAAACAAGGCTCTTTAGTAAACTTGACAGATGGAGGAGATGGAGGTTGCGGGGTAATTGTTTCGGAAAAAACTAGACAAAAGCTTAGGCAAATAAGTAAAACTAAAAAAGCAAATTTAGGTAAAAAGTTATCTAAGCAATGGCGAGATAATATTAGCTTAAGTGGATTAGGTAAAAAGTTTAGCGAAGAGCATAAATCAAAAATAGGAGAAGCTAATAAAAACCGTATTCATTTAGAGTCTACTAAAGAAAAGCATAGACAAAATAATTTAGGTAAAATAGCATCTGTTGAAACTAAATTAAAGATGTCTCAAAATAGTAAAATCAAAAAAAAGGTTATACAAAAATCATTAGATAATTTAACTATTAAAATTTACGATTCAATTAGTTTGGCTAGTATAGAAAATTCAATAAACCCTTCAGCTATAACTCAATGTTGTAAAGGTAGATATTTAACAAGTGGAGGGTACAAATGGGAGTATAGTGTTTAGCTAATTAGAAACAAAAAATATCTAATTGCGTTTATAGTGAAACAAACAACAAAAAAATGAAAATAGATTTAAACTTTAACTTATTGGATTTAGATGGTAAATCCATCGAGAATGCTAACGCTGGTAAGCTTGTCGCTAACTCACTTGTTCAACAATCTAAAGGCGATGCACTTAAATTTTGGGAGTGGGCTTTAGCTCTTAACAAAGGGGAAAACTTAGACTTAGATTCTAGCGACCAAGAAACATTTAAAAACTTTGTAAAGGATAACGAAAATTTCGCAATCATTGCAAAGGCTCAAATTTTACAAAAACTTAAAAAAGATTAACGGTGCTTAACTCCCTACCCGACTGGTTTACAAATATTCTTACGGCTTTAATTGCATCAGTTGCAACTTATTTTAGCACACGCAAAAAAGAGAATGTAGACATACAAGGTGGGGAGTTGTCGAATACACAAGAAGCGGTTAAAATCTGGAGAGAACTAGCGCAAGATATGAGTGATAAAGTAAAAGAATTGAGCGATAAAATTGACATCTTGACCGCTGAAGTACATAGTCTTAAAAGCGAAAACTCAACGCTTAAATCAAAACTCAACTTACTCGATGAAAATAACCAAGTTAAGCCAAAAAGGGTTAGAGCTAATAAAGCAGTTTGAAGGCTTGAAGCTCACTCCTTATGTTTGCGCTGGGGGTATAAATACGATTGGATACGGCAACACGTATTATACGAACGGTAAAAAAGTTAAGTTAAGTGACCCAGCTATTACAAAACAAGAAGCTGAAGAACTATTAAAACATTTAGTTGTCTCTTATGAAAAAGCGGTTGATTCTTTTTGCCGTGATGACATCTCACAAAATCAATTCGATGCTTTGGTTTCTTTCGCTTATAATGTAGGTGTAGGAAACTTGCAAAAATCTACCTTAATCAAAAAGGTAAACGCTAATCCGAAAGATGTTACAATAGCGGACGAATTTATGAAGTGGAATAAAGCAGCTGGTAGGGTGCTACTTGGTCTAACTCGTAGACGAGAGGCTGAATCTAAACTATACTTCTCATAATGATGCAAAAATTACTGATTCTTTTGGCTTGTGTTGCGTTCTTTTCGTGCAAGCCTAGTAAATCTATTACTGAGTATAAAGAAGTGCTTAGAATAGATACTATACAAAGCGTGAAAATAGTAGAAAAGTTTAGAGCTATTCACGATACTATGACTATCGTAAACCCTTGCGACTCTAGCGGGGTTTTAAGCAATTTTTATAGCAAATTGATACTACCACAAGGCAAGGTTGTAATTCGTTCGGTAGGGGGCAATATACAAGCCCAAATAGATTTAGATTCAATGCGTACCGAGATAGAGAATAATTACAAGTCTTCGCTTGGTAGAATTATAGAATACCGAGATAAAGAGGTTATAAAATATAGAGTTCCTATGTGGGTAGTATGGATTTTGCTTATAGAGTTTGTAGCCTTAGTAGCTTACTTATATCTTAAATTTGGACTGAATGCAATTAAATAAGAAGTGGCAAGCAATCAAAGAGCATTTTTACTCAACTAATTTAACAAGAGTAGACTTTGAGCGTGAAAACTGGCAAACATATGGCTTTTCATCTCAGAAAGTATTTCACGGTCAAATGTCTAAATACGACATTAGTGTCATAAAACGAAGCGAACATTTTAAGAAAACAAGACCGCAAGCTATAATAGAATCTTTTGATGTAGATGAGCTAGATAATTTCGGCATAGAAGATAGCTTAGGTAAAGAATACACTAGCCTTCGCATTACAGAGGACTTTAAAAAGGTTGGAGTACTATCCGACATCCATGTACCTTATCATTCAATGAGCGCAATTATATGCGCAATTAAGCACCTAAGAGAATCTAATATAGATTGCCTTATTTTGAATGGGGATATAATGGATTTTTACGCAATAAGTCGACACGAAAAGGAGAAAGATTTGCGTGACTTCCCAAGAGAAATAGAGATGGGGCGCAACTTCTTGCAAAAGATTAGAGATTTATTTCCATTGATTCCTATCTATTATAAGATGGGTAACCACGAAAACAGGTGGCAAAGGTATTTAAACGAGCAAGCTGAAGAGTTTGCGCAACTACACGAGATGCAGTTCGAGCAATTTTTTAGGCTAGATAAGCTTAATATGATTTATGTGCCTGATTGGCAAGGGATAGAATTAGCTGATTTGCTTATACTTCATGGACACGAGCTTATGGCTGGTGGAATGAATCCAAGCCAAAGCACATTTAACAAGACTTTTTGTAATACACTTATTGGTCACGTTCATAGAACTACTAGTACTACAAAGAAGAACGGATTTAAGCAGTTCTTTCATACGTATAGCACAGGTTGCTTAACCCAGTTATCGCCTAAGTACTATCCTTTTGCGCAACATAACAATGGATATGCGATAGTAGATATTACAGATGGTAAAACAAATGTTAATAACATTATGATAAAAGACGGAAGAATTGTGTAGCTTTGATTGTTTTTCATAAATAGGTTTAGAATTGTGTACTGAATGCCTCTGGATATTGTCTAGGGGCATTTTTGTTACCGTTAGATAAATAATTAACTTATTTGATAAAAAAAAGATTAAAAAAGTTTTTTTATTCCAAATGTTTTTTGTATCTTTGAATTATAATAGCAACGGAGCTATTCTAAACCAACCCAAAAAAATGGAAATAGACGTATCAAAAGCAACTAAGCTTAGTAGACAAAAAGAGCTAAATATGCTAAACAAGCTAAATGGCATTAAGCAAACACAAAAAGAATTAAAAGCATTGTCGTTAATCACATTAAATAAATTGATTAACGAGGGATACGACAAAGCCTACGGTAAGCCAATTGTAGGCAAGTGGCTTTAATATATACTCAATAAAAAAGATTAAAAAAGATTTTTTTATTTCAAATCAATCCTCTATATTTGTTTCATAATAGCAACGGAGCTATTCTAAACCAACAAAAAAATGACAAATTTCGCAATCGGCTACGCTAAAAGTTACACAGAAGAATTTACTTATACGTTCTTTAATTCCTTTAAGGAAGCTAAAAATTATGTAGCTACTATGTATTCAAACAAGAATATCTTTAATGTTGAAACGGATGGTAGAACTGGATTCTTAATTACTTCAAAATTTTAAATATTAAAAACCGAGCCGGGCGGATTCCCGGCAATTCTAAACTATAATAAAATGAGAGAATCATTAAAAAATCTTGACAAAAACGACATAGCTGGAGCTATCATGATTTCTACAGTCGTTTACTTAACCTACTACATTATTTACTTTATCCAAAACATCTAAACCAATGGAAGATTTATTCAAAAAAGTCGAAATGCTATTATCAGATACTGGCATCAGCTCTAAAAAATTCTGGAGCATTCACGTTGGAATATCGCAAAACAACATAACGATGTTTGCATATTACGATTCGGCATTAGCCAAAACGCTTTCGCTATTAGCGGAAGGCAAGCTTGAAGAAACTGGCTTTATCAAGTTTACTTTTACTAAATACGAAACAGAATTCCAAGTTGTATTATGCTAGTCTTAAAAGCGCAGTTCAAAGATAAAGCTGGATTCTATACAATGACTTGGTCGTATAATTCAGACTTGTGGCAAGCAAAAGATTTGCTAGCTCACGAACAAAAAAAATCTAATTCTAAACTTGTAAACATTATCTCTAATGAAAAACTTAATAAAAGCTCTTAGCGACTTTCAAAACGATTGCCCTATTATCCACAAGGATACTAAGGGACATAACTACACGTATGCAGATTTGCCTCAAATCTTTAGCGTAATTAATCCGCTACTTAAAAAGCACAAGCTTTGCTTTACCCAGCTACTACAAGACAATGGGATTAAGACTATTCTTTTCCACGTAGAGAGCGGAGAACAACTAGAAAGCTTTACTACTATTCCGCTTGTAAAGCTAGGCGCAATGAACGAATATCAAAGTTACGGCTCTGGTGTTACTTACTTTAGACGTTATGCTTTAAGCTCAATGCTTGGCTTAGTGACCGACAAAGACACAGATGCAGCTGGCTCTTCTATGCCTGTTGCACAAGCCCCAAAGTTCCGCTTAGATATGCTACCTAACGTACATACCGAAGACGAACTAGCATTACTTTACAATACATTTAAAAGCTCACTAACTCCAAGCGATTTAGAAGCATTCAAAACTCGTAAACAACAATTAAACAAATAAAAAAAATGGGAAAGTTAATTAACTCACAAATCAACAAGTCTAAATTACAAGGCTTAGTTCACTACACTAACAAGCGCACAGGCGAAGAATCGGTAAACATTACTATATCGCTAAACGACACACCAGACCAGTACGGCAACAATGCCTCTATCTGGGTATCACAAACCAAAGAGGAGCGTGATGCTAAAACACCTAAAGTTTATATTGGTAATGGAAAGGTTATTTACGATTCAGATATGCCTCGCCAGAACGCTCCAGAACTTCCAACCGACCTACCTTTTTAATTATGGAAACTAACTTAATAGCCGTTGATGGCAAAATCTTAGATTTAAGCAAGAAAGAAATTACACAAATGGCGGAGGCAATGATGTCTAACGCTGATTCGATTAACGTAATTAAACTAGCAGCCCAGTCTGCAAAGTTCCAGCACCTAGCATCAGAAATAGATAAGAATATCAAAGAGCACTTGTTTAGCGATTTACGCAAGTTTGAAGGCTCTAAAACAACTGCATATGGTATTGACTTCAGCGAGATGGAAGGCGGTGTAAAATACGATTATTCAGAAACAGAATCTTGGTGCAAAATCCAGTTCGAGATTGACAGATTAAAAGAAAAGCAAAAAGAAGTGGAGACATTCTGCAAGGCTTTAAAAGCTTCAGTTAAAATGCTAGACGAAGAAACTGGCGAGCTACAAGACTTTTACCCCCCTTCTAAATCTTCAACTACCACAATTAAAAAAGTAATTAAGTAATGGAACGTATAAAGAAAATGAATTTATACCAGCTATGCGCTGACCGTTTAAACGCTAAGGGGATAAAACCCTTTAGCGCAAGGGAATGGAGCTTACCAATAATCCAACAAACGGTTTATGGCAAAGTAAACTACCCAGAAGTAATGGAAGAAATTAAACTTATAATGGAAGAATATGAAAAATCATAAGATAACTGAAGAAGAATATTTAGATGCTTGTAGAATCATAAACCAATATACAGAGCAATTAAAAAACCATTATTCAGAAGTTAAAGTTAAAAATAGAAGTTTAAAAACAATTAAAGAATTGGACTATTCAGATTTATCAGAAATATCTGTAAGATTATACAATATTTTAAAATTTAATTTTAAAGATGTAATGTTATGTGATATTACTAAAGATGAATTTTTTAAAGCAAGAAATGCTGGAGTAGGTACTTACAATGATTTTTGCAAGTTTATAAATGTAACTAATTTAATATAAAGACTATGACACCGAAAGAAAAAGCAGACCAGCTAATAAGAAGGTACACGCTAGATTTTACAATGGATTTTGATTTAAGCAGAGAGGCCGCATTGATTTGCGTATATGAGATAATTCAAAATAGGATAGATGCTGAGCTAGATTGCTCTTACTGGCAAGAAGTACGAATGGAGTTAGCTTATATGCGCACAGGCAACCACGAGGCAAGAGCTGATAGATTTAACTTAGACTCATAAGCCATGACACCGAAGCAAAAATCTACCGAGCTAATTAAGCATTTTATGAATGCTCAAGTAAGAACAAAGAAAAGCAAAGAGGAAGCAATAGCCTCCGCTATACTGCATATTGATTTACTTGTACGTGAAACATTAGGAGAAAACATAGATTACTGGGAAGAGGTGCAAGAGGCACTAATAAACACTAACTAAAATGGAGAAACAGAAGTTTAATCAATGGCAAGAACACATAGCTAAAGAGCTAAGTAAGGACTACAAAAAGCTTTACTATTCGGCTAAGTATTCAAAGAAAAAAGAAAGTGTAAAGTTTGCACTATCTAAATCTTAGCTTTAAATTGCAAAACAATAAGCCAAGAGGGTAGGAGTTCTTGGGTTATTTAAAGGTTAAAAAACCGAAGCCAGCTTTGCACTCCTACGCAGACTGGCTTTTTTTTATTTTCAAAATGGAAAAAGAAGCATTTTATTTCCCGCATTTTTGTAATGCAAGGCATGACCGCAAAATTAGAAGGTTGCGCAAAGAATTAGGAGTAGAGGGTTACGGTATTTATTTTATGTTATTAGAGACTTTAAGGGAGCAACAAGACCTAATGTATCCTCTTGAAGATATTGACTTACTAGCAGAAGAATTTGGTGTTTCAGAGCCAAAGATTAGAACAACAATATGTAATTACCAGTTGTTTGATTTAGATGAAGAACAAAAATTCTTTTCTCCTAAGATGCTAGTTTACTTAGAGCCTTACTTTAAAATGAAGGAACAACGCAAATTAGCGGGTAAAGCATCAGCCGATAAGCGGTTGTCCAACGACCGTTCAACGACCGTTCAACAAAGTAAAGTAAAGGAAAGTAAAGTAAATGAAATAAAAGAAAAAGAAAGTAAAGTATCTTTTAGCGAAATGCTTTCGCCATATATTTTAGAACTTGAAAACGAATATGGTAATTTTTATTCCTATTGGACAGAAAAAAATAACAAAGGTAAAGAGCGATGGGAATGCGAGAAATTTTTTGATATTAGCAGAAGAGTAAAAACTTGGATGAACAACAATTCTAAATTTAAAAACAATGGAGCTACAAACAACGAACAGAAACTCGGAACTAGCGCAGCAAGAATGGAAGCCATTAAAAACTGGTAACGCTGAAGCTGATATCATATTACAAGCACAGAGTACCCAAACTTTGCGTGTAAGGCACGAAGAAGACCTTAAACAAGTATTGCGCTATTCAATGGTTTTAGTAGGGCTTAGAGGCAATAATATGCCTACTGAAGAAGAGAAGTTTGTACTTATTAATTTTATTAAAACAAACTTTGGAAACTTAACCCCAGAAGAAATAAAATTAGCCTTTGAGTGGGCAGTTTCTGGCAAGCTAGGAATTGATGCTAAATGCTACGAAAACTTTTCTTGTGAATACTTTGGTCGTATTGCAAAGGCTTATATTGATTACTCAAGACAATCTACTTTAACTGTAGTAAAAGAAATAGAAGCCCCTAAAGAAATACCAAGCGATGCAGATTTAAAAATGGCAGCGATAAATTCGGCTAATATGTATTCTCAAGAAATGATTAGATGCCACGAACGCAACATTAAAATGAACTGGATAGCTGGTGGCCTCCACGTTTTATACGATTATATTGTAAAATTTGGAATATACGAAGCTAGTTTAGAAGATAAACAAAGGATTTACGCAAGTAATTTAGCTAAATACCAAGACAAAGACGAGCTTGTAATGGCTTGCAAAGCTCAATGTTACAGAGAGTTTATAGAAAACTTAGCAGATTTTAAAGCTTACCTAGATGAAAACGGACAAATTAAACCTTGCGAATAATGAAACAAACAAATCTATTTGGGCAAGAATATGCACCCAACAAAAGCGAAAATAAATATTCAAGTAAAATAGAGTCTCCAATTTATGAGCCCAAAAATATAAAGCCTCATATTATGGAGCTATGCGATAAGACAAAAACTCATAGGCTATTAAAAGAAATAGAAGCATCATCACTACCATACGATGAGAAAATGTTTTTAATGGATTCGGCTCGTAGACACAATGTTTTTAACTACGAAAAGATAGCCGATTATTACGCTCACTCATCAAAAGAGATGCAAAACCTAATGGAGAAAAGCGGTTTAGTTATTATTGATTTTGAGAAAGCAATTCAATATGGATACGTAAAATTATGCGATGAGATTAAAAAGCAATACCTAGAAGAATATGGAGAATAATAATTTTGCGGTATTTATACTAACTCACGGAAGACCGGATAACGTTAAGACTTATTCGACTCTAAAAAAATGCGGTTATACGGGTAAAATTTATTTCATTGTCGATAACGAAGACAAAACGATAAATAAATACGTAGCAAATTACGGAGAAGAAAACGTAAAAGTCTTTGATAAAAAAGCTATGGCGGATTCGGTAGACGAAGGCAATAACTTTGATAATCGTAAAGTTATCATTCACGCTCGTAACGCTTGCTTTAAAATAGCGAAAGAAATAGCAGTTAAATACTTTATGCAATTAGATGACGATTATTATTATTTTGGATACCGTTACGAAACCGGAGCTAAAATAATCACTAATCTAGATGTAGTATTTGAAAAAATGCTAGATTTTTACAAGAGCGTAAATATTAAGTCGATTGCATTCTCACAAGGAGGAGACCATATCGGAGGATTTAGCGGAATTAAGTTAAAGCGTAAGTGTATGAATTCTTTTATTTGCTCTACCGATAGAGAATTTCAATTTGTAGGCTCGATTAATGAAGACGTTAATACTTATACGACTCTAGGAAATAGAGGAGACATATTCTTTACGTTTACAAATATCCAATTAGACCAAAAGGATACGCAAAGCAATAAAGGAGGTATGACGGACGAATACGCTTTAAGCGGAACTTATGTAAAATCATTTCACTCGGTGCTTATGCACCCAAGTGGAGTTAAGGTTTCAATGATGAACACTAACCATACAAGACTACATCATTCTATTAAATGGAATAATACTGCTCCATGTATCTTAGACCCAAAAAATAAAAAATGATAACTATATTAGGTCAAGTACCTAGCAAATCAAACGGATACAAGATTGGAAACAACAGGCTTTACAAATCTAAAGAGTTAACAGAATACGAAAAGCGATTTACTTGGTTATTGGCTTTGGCTAAAGGCAAACCGAGCGAGCCTTTAAAACAAGCATTTATCATTAAGATTAACGTTTATTTTCAGTCTAACAGGAGCGATTTAGATAATGCTGCAAAGATTATATTAGATTGCCTACAAACCAGCGGAGTAATAGAAAACGATAGACTATGTCACGAGCTACATATGTTTAAATTTATTGACAAAGAAAACCCTAGAATCGAATTTGACATAACTGCGCTATGATACACAACAACGATTTTAAATTTGATTTAGAGTTTGGTGTATTAGATGGCGAAACTTGGTTTCACGAGCTAGTAAGTAACAAGAAAGTTGAAGTTAAAAGCGATAGAAGAACGCAAGAAACAGGTAATGTTTATATTGAGTACTGGTCAAGAGGTAAGCCCAGCGGAATATCAACAACACAAGCCGACTACTACGTTTATAAAATAGCAGAAGATACCGCTTTTATTATATCTACCGAGCAACTAAAGAAACGACTAAAGCAATTGATAGAACAAGGCAAAGCTAGAATGGATGTAAAAGGCGGAGACAATAACACAAGTAGGGGTATTTTATGTAAACTAAACGATTTAATATGCTAACGACAAACGAAACTAGAGCTATCGAATGGATAGAGGCTCAATTGCTTAAACCTAACGAACGATTTATGCTTAAAGAAGGGATTTATATTAACGACTTACATTCGTGCCTTAAAACGCAAAAGGAAAGGATTATATTTGGAATAGACCCGCTAAGAAGATTAGCATTTTTAAGAGTACGAGAAATAAAAGAATATCTAAACCAAAAATACAAATGACACAAGAAGACAAAGACAAAGCACTAACCTATTTTACAATGTGCCAAGCGTTAATTCATATTATTGAAGATGACTGGAGGGGAAACCCAGCTAATAAGCAAAGGGTTAAGTCTATTACAAATCAGCAACTCGTAGAGCTTGAGAAAGTAGTAGAGATTCTTTTACCAAGAGGGGAACATAGTGAAGAAGGAATGAGGGCTACCGAGCAATTCGTAGATGCAGCGGAGGCAATGCTATACTTTTATAAGATTGGGATTCAAATGGCAAGGCTTGATGATACTAAGCGAGAAACTTTGAATACTCAGATGAATATTTTGCTAAAATCCTATAAAATAAATGTTTAAAAATTTTGAATAATCATTTTTTTTCATTAAACTTTGCGAAACTCAAACTAACATTTATGACAATTTACGGATACGTACCCAAGCCAACAACTAGGGATGCGCATAAAGAAGAGTTAGAATATGTTAATTCTCCCCTTCACTATCAAGGCAAAGGAATCGAAGTAATAGATATTATTGAAGCATTCGATTTAAACTTTTCACTAGGCAACTCAATCAAGTACATTTTAAGAGCTGATAAGAAAGGCAATAAAAAGCAAGACTTAGAAAAAGCTATTTGGTACTTAAACAATGAGCTAAACAAATTTAAAGGATGAAATTAAAATTAATCGTAAAGGGAGCTGGAGTCTATAAGGCTGATACCTTATGGCAATTAATAATTGAAGTTTTAAAGCATCGTACTTGGCATTTATTTAAGCACGGTAAATGGATGGATTAATGAAGCCAGACGAAAGAGCTAAATCGATTTTAAATAATGCATATTACTTTACTGGTAATAAGAATCTAGCTAAAGAGCTTTCGCTTTGGTTATGCGAACTATTTGGCGAGTACTGCAATAAAATAGACGATAAGATTTATTGGAAGCTAGTGGCTGAAAACATTTATCTACTCTAATGGAGCATATCTATTCAAGGCATAAGCATTGGGTTTCAATTGTAAAGAAATTTGGGGAGGTTAATTATGCAGAAGATGTGGTACAAGAGGCTTATATAAAAGTTTATGGCAAAGATATTAACGAAGCTTATTTTTATTATACGCTTAGAAGCCTTACGATGGACTTACATTCTAAGAAGGTTATCAAAACAGAAATAACAAAAGAGGTAGAGTATTCACTAAGAGAAGATGAGAGTAATGAGTTAGCTGAAGAGTTAGCTCAACCTTACATAGAGTTTATTGATACATGGGACTGGTATGACAAAAAGCTATTTATGCTATGGGTTAACAATCGCATCTCAATTCGTAAGCTATCTAGAGAAACGAACATAGGATTTATGAGCGTTTATAATACAATTAAGAAATGTAAACAACGATTAAAGGAATGGCAAAAAGACCAATTAAAAGAAAAATTATTGTAGAGCCTAAAGAGGTTGCTACATTCGAGAACGCTCAAGGGTTGGGCGATACTATCGAAGCATTTACAACAGTTACAGGAATTAAGAAAGGAGTAGAGTTACTTTCTAAAGCCCTAGACTGGGATTGCGGTTGTGATGAACGCAAAGAGAAGCTAAATAAATTATGGTCGTATCGTAAGCCTAATTGCTTAGTACAAGAGGACTACGAATACTTAAAAGAGTTTTTCTCTAAGCCACAAAACGAAATAGTACCGAAAGTGCAATGGGATTTAACAGATATCTATTATAGAATCTTTAACATCCGTCTAGAGCAGTCATCTTGTGCATCTTGTTGGCGAGATTACATTGGTCAAATTAGACAAGTTTACAACGTATTTGAAGAAGAGAACAATGGATAAGATTGATAAAAGAGGAGGGGCTAGAGAAGGCGCAGGTCGTAAGTCTAAAGCTGAAGAGCGAAGCCTAGTAGAGAAACTAACTCCATTAGAGCCTAAAGCCTTTGCGGTATTAGCACAAGCACTAGAAGACCACAAAGACTGGGCGGTTAAGCTATTCTTTCAATACCAATACGGTATGCCTAAACAAGTGGTAGACCAAAATAATACGCACACGATTAACGACTTCGATATAAAGGATATTGTTAAATTCAAGTGATAGAACTAAATAGTAAATACGTTCCGCTATTTGAAAGCGATAGTAGGTACTTTGTAATTACAGGAGGAAGGGGCTCAGGCAAATCGTTTGCTTTAAACTCCTTCCTTTTGCTTCTAACGTACGAAGTTGGACACGTAATACTATTTACTCGTTATACCTTAGTCTCGGCTCACGTCTCAATTATTCCAGAGTTTGTAGAGAAGATAGAGATGGCAGGGCTAGAATCAGACTTCTACATTACTAAAGACGAGATTATTAACACTCGCACAAATTCAAAGATTTTATTTAAGGGAATTAAGACCTCTAGCGGAACTCAAACCGCTAACTTAAAATCTTTATCGGGAGTGACTACGTTCGTGCTTGACGAGGCAGAAGAATTAGTAGACGAGGATGTATTTGATAAGATTGACTTTTCGATTCGTAATAGCCAAAGACAAAACAGGGTTATTCTTATTTTAAACCCAACAACAAAAGAGCATTTTATTTACAATCGATTCTTTGAAGAGAAAGGAGTACAAGAAGGTAGCTCTATATCTAAAGGCGATACGACTTACATACATACGACCTACAAGGATAATATTGAGTATCTAAGCGAATCCTTCTTAAATCAAATCGAAGCCTTAGAACGTAACAACAAGCGTAAATACGAGCATACGATTCTAGGAGGCTGGTTAGACAAAGCTGAAGGAGTTGTATTTACTAACTGGAGCTTTGGAGCATTTAACCCAGACAACTTACAAACTTCATTTGGTCAAGATTTTGGATTTTCGATAGACCCGACAACGCTAGTTGAAGTAGCGATAGATAAAACCAAGAGAAAGATATATGTTAAGGAGCATCTTTATAAACCGAAGCTTACTACAAGCGAAATAGCAGTTATAAACAAGCGTGTTTGCGCAAAGAGCTTAATTGTAGCAGATAGCGCAGAGCCTAGACTAATTGCCGAGCTTCAGTCGCAAGGATGTAACATAATTGCGACGGCTAAAGGAGCTGGAAGCATTACGGCTGGGCTTGCTTTAATGCAAGACTTTGAACTTGTTATAGAATCAAACTCACAAAACATTGGAAAAGAACTCAACAATTACATTTACTCAGATAAAAAATCTGGGCTTGTGGTCGATAACTTTAACCACGCAATTGATGCCATACGTTACAACGTATTCTACCAGCTATCTAATCCCAATAGTGGCAAGTATTTCGTGTACTAATACAAAAAACAACAAATAACGTTTATACAATATGAAGCTAGAGCTAACAATTCCAACTGATTTAAGTGAAATAACACTTGGTCAGTATATGAAGTTTCTTTCAATAGTGGAACAAAATGAAGAATCGGATTTTTTACAAGATAAATTAGTCCAGATATTTTGCAATGTAGATTTAAAATACATAGCGCAGATTAAAAGAAAGCAAATAGTAGAGATTGTAAATATAGTTAATAACTTATTTGAGAATATACCACCATTTAAAAACAAGTTTATTTTAGATGGCATAGAATACGGATTTATTCCAAACCTTGATGATATGACACAAGGCGAATATATGGATTTGGATAATTATATATTTGATAGTAAGCAGATTAATAAGGCAATGGCTATAATGTTTAGACCCATTACAAATAAACTAAAAGATAAATATACAATTGAGCCTTATATCGGCTCGTATGTTTATTCTGAAAAAATGCTTAAAGCTCCTTTAGATGTTGTTTTATCTGCAAGGGTTTTTTTTTATCATTTAGGGAACGAGTTATTGAAAAGTACTTTGACCTATTTGGAACAGAATCCAGCGGTAATGAATATTCTAAACAAGCCCAATTTGGAAAACGATGGGGCTGGTACTCATCAATTTACGCACTTGCTCAAGGAGATGTCCGTAGATTTGATGAAATTTCCAAGCTTCCGTTTAATCAATGTCTGATGTTTTTAACATTTGAAAAGCAAAAGAACGAATTAGAAATGGAAATGATTAAAAACCAAAACAAATGAACGGATACTATTACTTAGTAAACACCTTAAAGGATTATTTAAAAGCGACTAGCCTAGTTAACACGGTTACTATTGGCGATATATTTGCAGTTGATTTAACTAAGCAAACTATATTTCCTTTAAGCCATATTATAGTTAACAACGTAACGCTAGAAGAAAATACAACTTCCTTAAATATTTCAATTTTGTTTATGGATTTGGTTGATGATAGCAAAGCAGAAATAACAGATATTTGGGATGGCAATGATAATGAGCAAGATGTATTAAATACGCAACTAGCTTTAGCATCACGCTTAAGTAGTGCTTTAATGCGTGGTACATTATTTACCAGCTTAGTACAGGTAATAACTGCACCTAATGCCGAGCCATTTACAGATAGATTTGAAAACAAAGTAGCGGGATGGACACTAACGTTTGACGTTATGATTCCAAACGATATGACAATTTGCTAAATGGAATTAAAGCAAAGCGAAAAAATCTTAGAGAAATATAAGAATTACGTTATTCAGCAAGCAAGAGCTAATCTTTCTAAAGGCCGAAACAACGTATCTAAGACTCTTTATAATAGTTTGAAGGGCGAAGTAGTAACCGATAAAGGTTATGCGATTGTCGGGTTTAGAATGGAGCTATATGGGCAATTCTTAGACGAAGGAGTTAAGGGTGCATTCCCAAATTTAGTTAAAAACGGAAAGCAGAAAGCCCCAAACTCTCGGTTTATGTTTACTAACAAAAGACCACCGTCTGGGCCGATTGCAGAATGGGCAAAGAAAAGAGGAATCCGTTTAAGAGATGAAAACGGTAAGTTTAAAAAAGGTAGTTACAAAACTATAGGATTTATAATTGCTAGAAGTATTTACGCACAAGGTATAAAGCCTACTTTGTTTTTTACTAAACCATACGAGGCTGGATTTAAAAAATATATAGTAGAACAAATGCCAACGCAAGTAGCAATAGATGTTGACAGAATAATAGATTTTAATCTTAAATAAAAATGATAATTTACGCACGTAGTCCTTACTTTATTGAAATTAACGAAACCGCTCAGTTAGGCTCAAGAGTAGAGCTTAGAATTTGGAATAATCCAAACTCAAGACCAAGCACGGCAACCTATACTTTTACAAAGACTATTGCTTCTGTAACAAATAGAAAAAACGTTTATAATATAGCCCCATACATTCAAGAGTTTATTGAAGCTATTAAGCCAGCCGATAATACTAATTCTATGATGGCGATTTATGAGGTAAAAAGATTTAAAGAAGCTACATTAGGGGTTTATACTTTATTAGACACAACTACTAACTATGCTACTGGTGGATACACAAATTATTCTGGAGGTTATAATCAATCTGGCTCAACTGATACTATTTTGCCTCTTGTTAATACAAGCCTTGAGTATTTTTACGAAGAAGGCATTGCGGAGGCTAATTACCCATATATCAATGTTTGGGCTAACAATGTTAGCCCTGCTTCTTTGCAAGTTTCTTACAAAGATTTAAGAGGCCGAAACGAAGTTGTAGTTACCATTGCTAGAGATGGCGCAAAGCTTTACAAGATACCTTTAAGAACTACTAGCGTTAAATACGATAAGGGTAATACTTGCACAATAAAATGGAGACCAACAGGGGAATACACAGACGATATAGCGACCATTTTAGTAACACCAATTTGCGAGCCTAAGTATAATCCGATTCAATGCCAGTTTATTAACCGTTATGGTGGCTGGCAATTCTTAACTTTCTTTAAAGCGCAAACTAATAATATCCAAACTATGGGTACTACGTTTAAGCTATTACCAGATGCGGTAAATTATAATGTAGCAAGAGCGCAAACAAAATCATTTAACATTAATGGCTCTCAAAGCGTAACATTAAATACTGGTTGGATTCCCGAAAACTATAATGAGCTTATCCAAGATTTGCTTCTAGCTGAGACGATTCTTTTAGATGGAGTGCCAGTAGAAGTAAAGACAACCGCTACCGATTTAAAGACTAGCCTAAGGGATAAAAACATTAATTACGAGATTCAATTTGATTACGCTTTCTCACTTATTAACGATGTAGTTTAATGATTAACGTTCTACTTTATATTTATGACGATGCAAGCGGAGAGCCGTTAAGAATAGAGCTATTTAACGATGAAACAATAAGCGTTACTAGCAACATTCAAAACGTAAACGATATATCTAAGGTTTTTACAGACTTTAGTCAGTCTTTTACCGTACCAGCTACACCACATAACAATCAGATTTTTAAACATTGGTACGAAAACTCTGTAGATTCTGGCTATGATGCTAGAACGAGAAAAAGTGCATTTATAGAATTAAATTATGCTTCGTTTAGAAAGGGAACAATACAATTAGAAAAAGCAAGCTATAAAGATGGTAAAATAGATAACTATCAAATTACATTTTTTGGTGGTTTAGTTTCTTTAAAAGATGCCTTTGGTGGCAAGTTTTTAAGAGATTTAGATTTAAGCGCATACAACTTTACTTATACAGGTAACGTAGTTAAGAATCGTGTTACTGCTTTAGCTGGTACTGATGTTTTATTTCCTTTAATATCTTCTAAAAATGCTTGGAGATATGGAGGTAGCGGTACAACTTACGACAACTGGGATATATCACAAACGGCTACACCTATTTATCACACGGATTTATTCCCAGCGATTAGAGTTAGCAAAGTATTTGATGCAATAGCATCTTTATTAGGCATAACATTTGAAGGTGCATTTTTAAGCGATACAAGATTTACTAGAGCTTTTTTATGGTTAAAGAATAGCAATTTATTTGAATTAAAAACAACTCCAAATAAACTTAACTTTCAAACCAATACTTCTACAACTGGAACTCAAGGCATATTTAACGTATTTAGCGATACGCTTAATTACATAAAGCCTACTGCACCAGAATTTCAAAAGCAATCTAATATAACTATTACCTTTAGCGTTCCTAGTATAGGGCAAGATGCTCAAAGATTTTATTTTTACGTTTATCGTGATGGAGTTGTAATAAATACGCAAAGCTATTTAACGCAAATTACTCCGATGTACTTAGAAGTACCTTTAGAGGAATCGGGAGCTTACACTTTTTATATTGCATCAACCGCAGCGATATCTTTTACTTCCGTTTATTACTATGAAACTGGAGTACAAAGCGGAGGCACTTATACAAAATCTACCGACCTTACCGTAACTCAAAGCACTACGCAGACTACTACCACTACAATTGCTTTAAATCAATATATGCCAGAGATGACAATTGAAGAGTTCTTTAGCGGAATTTTAAAAATGTTTAATCTTACTTGCTATTCAGATGTTAGCGGAGTTTTTAAAATAGAACAATTAGAGGGATGGTATGCAAGCGGAACGACTAGAGACATAACAGAATATATTGTAAACGATGTATTTGACATAGAGCGTAGTAAGGCTTACAAAAAAGTAAACTTTAAATACCAGCCAGCTGAATCTTTTTTAAACGTGGAATTTATGTCACGTAATAAAGTTCCTTATGGAGATTTGTATTATGAGCTAGATAACGATGGCGAAGAATACAATGTAGAGCTTCCATTTGAAACGCTCTTACATACAAAATATACAGGAACAAATTTACAAGTAGGTTTTGCTTTAAAACCAGATTTAATACCATATATACCAAAACCTGTTATACTTTATGATTATGGCACAACGCAAACTACTTCAGCTTACAAGTTTAACGATGGTACTTCTACAACTAGCGTTACTTCAGCTAATATATTTGGCCAAGATACTTTAATTAGCGGAGTAGATTATACGCTAAATTTTGGAGCTGAACAATCTACTTACACAAATGCAATTGAAACACAATCTTTATTTAATAACTACTATGCTAATTACCTTAACAATATATTTGGTATTAAGTCTAGGATATTTAAACTAAAAGCAGTTTTACCAATTAGCCTTTTGACTAATTTAAAAGTAAACGATAGAGTAATTATTAGAGATAAACGTTATACAATTAATCAATTTACAACTAACCTTACAACTGGCGAAGTGGATTTTGAATTACTAACAGATTTTAGAACGATATGATAAAGAATATAATGCAAATGCTAGGAGCTTTAGACCATTATAGCAAAAGCGAGGTAATAGAAATTGCTAAAGGCAAATATGAAATACCAAATACATTAATTAAAGGGCTTAAACAAATTAAACGCAACTACAAATGGCAAAGTCAATAGAAGTAGATATTAATGTAAACAATAATGTCGAAGGCTCTATCGCTCAATTAAAAGCTTTAAAAAGAGAGTTAAAGAATACTGCCGTAGGTACTGAAGAGTTTAAGAATTTATTTAACCAGATAGATGACTTAGAAGATAAAATTAAGTCAGCTAAAAACGTTTCTAGTGATTGGATAGATACCTTAGAATCAGCGGGCGGCCCAGTAGGTATGCTTGGTGGAGCTTTAAATAAAGCTAAGGTAGCTACGCAATCTTTTGGCTCTGCTTTAAAAGCAACTGGTATAGGGCTTATCGTTCTTGCAGTTGGCGGATTAGTTGCTGCGTTTACTGAATCCGAAACCGCTATGAAGAAACTCCAGCCATTATTTATTGGGTTGGAGAAAATTCTAGGTGGAATAATGAAGGTTTTTGAGCCATTGTTAGATGCTTTTATTGACCTTGCTTTAAGGGCTTTACCATATATTACAAAGGGTATCGGAGGTTTCTATTCTGGTATATTTGCTTTATTTACTTTGTTAAAAAATGTAGGTATCGGAGCTGGAAATATTTTAAAAGGTATTTTCACTTTAGACTTTGATTCAATTAAAGAAGGATACGCTCAATTAACAGGAAGCTGGGGCGCAGCCGTTAAAGATTTTGAGGCAACTAATAAAAGATTTGCTGAAGGAACTAAAGAGCAAACTAAAACTGAAAAGGCAAATTCTAAAGAAAGAGTTGTAAATAGAAAAGTTGAGAAGAAACAAAAAGATGAAATAATTGATGCAGAACTTCTAAAGCTCCGTGAATTTCAAGGCGAGTATGAAAATTACCTTAAACAAATTGCAGATTTAGAAAAACAATATAATACAGAGCTTGAAGATTTAGAGGCAAACACAGAGCAGAAAAAACTTGATTTATGGTATAAAAGAAGGCTTGAAGAAATTAATGCGATAAGCAAAAATGAAACTGATAAAACTAATTTAATAGCTTTACTTAATAGTCAGCGTGCAATAAAGCAAGCTGAAATAGAAAAAAAGAAAGAGGATGACTTACTTAAAATTAGACAAGAAGGCGAAGATGCTAGAACAAAATATGAGCAAGAACAATCCGATAAACGTAAAAAAATAGCTGATTTAGAGGCAAGAGCAAAACAAGAATTATTACAACTTGGAGCGCAAGCTTTAGCTGTGGCATCTAACTTATTAGGAGAATCAACAGATGAAGGTAAAGCAGCTGCAATTGCTTCTACCACTATTTCAACTTATTTAGCTGCACAATCTGCTTATGCTTCACAAATGGCAATACCTACTCCAGATGCTCCTTTTAGAGCGGCTCTTGCGGCGGGTATTGCGGTAGCTTCTGGTCTTGCAAATGTTCAAAAGATTCTAGCGGTACAAACTCCAAATGGTGGAGGCGGTGGAGGTGGTGTTCCTAGCGGTGGCGCACCACAAGCACCTAATTTTAATGTAGTCGGAACTGCTGGAGCAAATGCTAATCAGATAGCTAATTTATCGCAATCACAAAAGCCTTTAAAAGCCTATGTAGTTGCAAGCGATGTAACAACCCAGCAAGCTCTTAACAGAAATATAGTTAAGACTTCTAGTCTAGGATAATTTGAAAATATAACAAAATAAAATATAAACGTTTATAGGCTATGAGAATTGTCGAATTAATAATCGAAAAGGATTTAGATGGAATTGATGCGGTAAGCTTGGTGGATTCTCCAGCTATCGAAGAAAATTTTATTGCTTTAAATAAAGAATATAAAGTACAATTTGCTGAAGTAGATTCTGAGAAACGTATTCTAATGGGTGCGGCTCTTATTCCTAATAAGCAAATTTACAGAAAGTATAAAGAAGACGAGTTTTACGTATTTTTTAGCGAAGCTACCGTTAAACAAGCGAGCGAGTTATTCTTAAAGAATGGAAACCAGTCTAACGCTACTTTAGAGCATAAGGCCAAATTTGATGGGGCAACGGTTGTAGAATCTTGGATTATAGATAACCCAGAAATGGACAAGTCTAAAGCCTACGGTTTTGATTTACCAAAAGGCACTTGGATGATTTCTATGAAAATAGAAGACGATAAAGTTTGGCAAGAAGTTAAAGAAGGAAAATACAAAGGTTTTTCTATTGAAGGTTATTTTGCTGATAAGTTAGAAATGGCTCAAGAGGTTGCTTTAGAATCTTATTCAGATTATGGTAACGATATTAAAAACAACGCTCAAAAGGGTATTGAATTAAACGAGCGTAACGGAAATAAATGTGCTACTCAAACTGGTAAAGTAAGAGCGCAACAATTAGCCAACGGAGAGCCAGTTTCGGTTGAAACTATTAAGCGTATGTATTCGTATTTATCAAGAGCGGAAACGTATTATGATAATGCAGATTCGCAAAACGATTGCGGTTATATTAGTTATTTATTATGGGGCGGTAAGTCTGCTTTAAGCTATTCAAGAAATAAGCTAAAAGAATTAAATCTTTTGACTTTAGAAGAAGAGAAAGTAATTAATCAAATTATCCAAATTATTAAAGATGGCAAATAAAAATAATAGTCCACAAGATTCATCTCGTGGTTGCCTTTGTAAAAATGGTACTTATTCAAAAGATTGTTGCAATGGGGAATTGCTTAATCAAGGTATCGGGGCTTTGGTTTCACAGGTTACTTCTACGGTTGTAAATACAAACCAGCCAAGAGTTATTGTAAGAGTAAGTTAATTAATCAAATAAATAAAAAATGGAATACAAGAACAAATTAAACAAGATTAAGGCCGTTCTTTCCTTAGAAGTAAAGCTTGCACAAATGAAGTTAGAAGACGGTATTACCGTTATCGAAGCTGAAGAGTTTGCGCCTGATTTCTCTGTGGGAATTGTTACGGCTGATGGTGTTGTACCTATGCCAGTAGGCGAGTACATGCTAGAAGATGGAATGGTTTTAGTAGTAGCCGTTGAAGGTATTATTGCTGAAATTAAAGAAGCAGAAGCGGAAGCTGAAGCAGAAGTTGAAATTGAGGTTGAAGTTGCACCAGAAGAGGTTGTAGCTCCTGAGTTAGCTGAAGAAGCACCTAAAGCAAAGCGTATTGTAGAATCAGTTTCTAAGGAAACGTTCTTTGCTGAAATTGAGAAATTGCGCCAAGAGTTCTCATCTATTAAAGAAGAAAACCAAGCTTTAAAAGCGGAAAACGAATCTTTAAAAGTTGAAATGGCTTCTATCGAAGAAGGTGCTGAGCCAATTGCTCACAATCCAGAATCAGGAGTAGCTGCAAAGCAATTTAAAATTTCAAAAAACAAAGTATCTTCAATTCAAGATTCAGTATATAATAAAATCTTTTCAAAATAATTAACAAACAAATTTAAAAAATGGCTACTACTACAAGTATCACTACAACTTACAGCGGGGAATTTAAAGACCAAATTATCGCCGCTGCATTATTATCAGCTCCAACTATCGAAGCTGGTGGTATCACTATTAAACCAAACATTAAGTACAAAGAAGTTATTAAGCGTTTATCAACAGACGATATTTTAAAGAACGCTACTTGTGATTTTGATGCTACTTCTACGGTTACTTTAACTGAGCGTATCATCACTCCAGAAGAATTCCAAGTTAATTTACAACTTTGCAAGAAAGATTTTCACTCGGATTACCTTTCTGCACAACAAGGTTTTTCTTCTTTTGATGTATTACCTACTTCTTTCCAAGATTTCTTAGTTGCTCACGTAGCTGCTAAAGTTGCTGCAAAGAACGAGACAAACATCTGGTCAGGTGTTAACGCTAACGCTGGCGAGTTTGATGGTTTCGCTACTTTATTAGCTGCCGATGCTTCTTTACCTTCGGCTCAAGAAGTTGCTGGAACAACTGTAACTGCTGCTAACGTAGTTGCTGAAATGGGTAAAATCGTAGATGCTATCCCAGCTGCTCTTTATGGAAACGAAGATTTATATCTTTACGTTTCTCAGAACATGGCTCGCGCTTACGTTCGTGCTCTTGGTGGATTTGGTGCTTCAGGTTTAGGTGCTAACGGTACTAACTCTTTAGGAACTCAATGGTATAACAATGGGTCTTTATCTTTTGATGGTGTTAAAATCTTTGTAGCAAACGGAATGGGTGCTAACAAAGCAATCGCTACTACTAAAGATAACTTGTATTTCGGTACTTCTTTATTGTCAGACCACACAGAGGTTAAGGTTATTGATTTAGCAGACATCGACGGCAGCCAGAACGTTCGCGTAATTATGCGTCTATCTGCTGGTGTTCAGTACGGAGTTGTTCAAGACATCGTTACTTACGGTATCACTAACTCGGCTAACTAATTAGCTTCAATAGCACCTCGTTAATTCGGGGTGCTTATTTTTCAACATTGTAAATTAATCATTATGTGCGATATTTCTTTAGGGAGAATTGAGCCTTGCAAAACGAGTAACGGTGGATTAAAAGCCGTTTACTTTGTTAACTGGGGTGACGCTACTGGTTATACTTATGATGCGACAAATACTGATGCTATCTCTGCGGTAGCTGGTACTCCAATTGCATTTAAGTACGACTTAAAGGGTAATAGTTCTTTCGAGCAAACTATTAACTCTAGCCGTGAAAACGGAACTACATTTTTTGAGCAAACAATAAACTTGACTTTAAAAAAATTGTCAATTGTTGACCATAGACAAATAAAGCTTTTGTCTTACGGCCGTCCTCAAGTTATCGTAGAAGATAACAATGGAAACTTATTCTATTGCGGTGTTAAGCACGGTATGGAGGTATCTGGCGGTACTATCGTTACAGGTGCAGCAATGGGAGATTTAAGCGGTTACACTTTAGTTCTTACAGGACAAGAGCCAGTACCAGCTAATTTCTTAACTACTACCTTAACTGCTGCGGGCTTTACCGTAACTTCTGGTACTTAATTAGTTTTTGTTGTTTGAGGTTTGAAACTGGGTGGGCTGATGTCCCACCCTTTTTCGTTTTAGAAACAAAACATATTAAAAAACGTTTATACAATAATGATAGTTTTAAAAGAAATTGGTACGGCTCAAACGGTACGATTTGTACCTACTCGTAGAAATGCGGGCAATAGGCTATTTTTGACTAACGAAACAACTAACGTTACTACCGAGTATTCAATTACTTGTACCCAAGTTTCATACTACCTTACTTTTTCAAAAATTTTAGCTTTAAAAGAAGGGCATTTTTACACGATGGTAATTCAACAAAACGATGAATTAATTTATCGTGATAAGGTTTTTTGCACTAATCAAACAATCGGAACGTATAGCGTAAATAAAGACGAATACGTACAAAACGAACAAAACATAATATTCTATGAGTAACGTTCACGTTTTTAATTTTGAATCTCATAAGCCACCAACAAGCACAGAATCCAAAAGAGATAACTGGGTTGAGTTTGGAGACGATAACGACTATTTTCAGTATTTAATTGATAGATATAATAATTCGACTACTAACAATTCGGTTATTAACTCTATTGTTAAATTAATCTATGGTCGTGGTTTAGATGCAACCGATTCAAATAAGAAGCCAAACGAGTACGCTCAAATGAAAATGCTTTTTAGACCAGAGGTATTAAAGTGCGTAATTACGGACTATAAGCTTTTAGGCCAAGGGTATTTTCAAGTAATTTATAACAAGGCAAAGGATGCTATTGTAAGAATCGAACACGCACCAGCGCAATTAATAAGAGCCGAAAAATGCAATGAGAAAGGCGAAATTACTGGGTATTATTATTCCGATAACTGGAACGATGTTAAGAAGTTTGTTCCTCAACGTATTGGGGCTTTTGGTTATGGCGATAAAACGCTAGAGATTCTTTGTGTTCGTGATTATAGCGTAGGACAAAAATACTATTCTAATGTAGATTATATCGGTGCTTTGCCTTATACTCAATTAGAAGAAGAAATTGCGGACTATTTAATTAATGATGTACAAAACGGATTCTCTCCTACTTCAGTTATTAACTTTAATAACGGAGTTCCAGACGAAGAGAAAATGTCTTTACAAGCTGCGGATGTTAAACGTAAATTAACAGGCGCAAGCGGTGCTAAGATTGTTGTTTCATTCAATAGCGATGAGACTAAGAAAACTACAATTGATAACGTTCCTTTAAACGATGCTCCAGCTCATTATCAATATTTAAGCGAAGAAGCTAGAGGTAAAATTCTTTTAGGTCATTCTATTACTAGCGGTTTGCTTTTTGGTATTCCTTCTAGCAATGGCTTTAGCTCAAATGCGGACGAATTAAAGAATGCTTCTATTTTATTTGATAATATGACTATCCGACCTAAACAAGGTACGGTTTTAGATGCTATTGATAAAATTTTAGCTTACAATCAAATTAGCTTAAATCTTTACTTTAAGACTTTACAACCTTTGGAATTTATTGACCAAAACCCAGTAATGGATTCGGCTACAATGGAAGAAGAAACAGGTGTAAAATTATCTTCACATTTAGATGAATTAGAGCTTGAAGAATTTGGCGAAGAGCTTGACCCTAACGAGTGGGAATTAATAGATAGCAGACCAGTATCATACGAAGACGAAGAACGCTTAGATGCAGAGCTAGATGCCTTAAACAACCCAGAAAAATCTTTGTTATCTAAAGCATGGGAATTTGTAACAACAGGAGTAGCTAGACCAAATATTGGAAGCTCTCAAGATGGTAAACTTTACGCATCTCGTTACAGATATAGCGGAGAAACTACGGATGTTTCTAGAGAGTTTTGCAAAAAGATGACTAAAGCAAATAAGCTATATCGCAAAGAAGATATTATGCAAATGAGCGAGAAGGCTAATACTAATCCGGGATGGGGGCCGAGAGGAACTAATACATACGACATATTCCTTTACAAAGGAGGCGGAGCTTGCCACCATTATTGGACTCGTGAAACTTATAAACGTTTTATAGACCCACGTAGAAGAGGTGCAGAACAAATAACACCAGCACAAGCTAGAAATGAGGGAGAAATTTTACCAACTCCATTTGATAAAGAAGATGGCAAAGACTACAAAAAGGATAACAGATTAGTTTATACTGCTCCAATTAATATGCCCAATAAAGGATTTTTACCAAAATAAGAAATGGCACAAGCATTATTTATAAGTCGTGATGACATCGTTAAATTTACTGCAATTAGTGGTAATCTAGATGTTGATAAATTTATTCAATGGGTTAAAGTTGCTCAAGATACGCACATTCAAGGCTATCTAGGAACGAAGCTATTTAATAAAATAAATGATGGTATTGTAGCGGCTAATTTAACAAGCCCTTATACGATGCTTTTAAACGTTTATATTAAGCCTATGGTTATTCATTGGTCTATGGTTGAGTTTTTACCTTTTGCAGCGTATACAATTGCTAACAAAGGTGTTTTTAAACACAATAGCGAAAATAGCATAAACGTAGATAAAGATGAGGTAGATTATTTGGTAGAAAAAGAACGCTCAATAGCTGAACACTACACTCGTAGATTTATTGATTATATGTCTTTTAATCAGTCACAATTTCCAGAATATAACACAAATAGCAATGCAGATATGTTCCCCGATAAAAAGTCGGACTTCGGTGGCTGGTACTTATAAGCCTAAAAAATCCAACGTTAAAAAACTAAAGGTTTATTTAAACAAAATAGAAAATGGCTCTTAATTTCACGCATACAAAAGGCGATACATTTAACGAAGTAGCTTTTGAAGTCAAAAAGAACGGAACGGCAATAAATCTAACTGGTGCAACTATTAGAATGCAATTACGTAAACAATACGAAGATGTAAGTGCAGTTTTATCTCTTACTTCTGCTGCTTCGGCTGGTATCACAATTACAAACGCAGCAAGCGGATTATTTAAAATTAACGCTCAAATTATTAACATTGAAGTTTTTAATTACGTTTACGACATACAATTTACTTTAGCTAGTGGCGAAGTAAAAACATACGTAAAAGGAGGATTTAATGTAACACCAGAAGTAACACGCTAGAATGGAAGATATTATAGACATCATAGTTACCGAAACTACCAATACAATTGAAATCACGGCTCAACCGAATGATGAAATTATTGATGTCAATATAATTGACAATAGAGAGGATATAGTATTAAACGTAACTCCTACGGTTGTCGAAATTAATATCAATTCTTTAACAAGCAATTTTGGTGTTTCTTGGGGGCAAATAACAGGAACGTTATCTAACCAAACTGACTTAAATAACGCTTTAGCTTTAAAGGCTAATTTAGTTGGGGGCAAAGTTCCTGCATCAGAATTGCCTTCATACGTTGATGATGTAGTTGAGGTGGCTAATTTTGCAGCGTTACCAGCGACAGGCGAAACAGGTAAGATATATATTACATTAGATAATAATAAAATCTATCGTTGGTCTGGCTCAACTTATATTGAGATTGCCGATTCTACTGCGGTATGGGGTGCAATAACAGGAACGTTAAGCTCTCAAACTGATTTACAAAATGCATTAAATGCAAAGTTTGATGACCCGACAGGAGACACGACTCAATACATTGCGGGAGATGGCTCATTAATTACTTTTCCTATCGCTGGACAAGCTGGCACTTTAGTTCGTGAAGTTCGCAATACAACAGGAGCAACATTAACAAAAGGCACAATCGTTTATATTAGCGGAGCGACTGGCAATAAGCCAACCGTTTCAAAAGCTATTGCGACTGGCGATGCTACTTCAGCTCAAACGTTTGGAATGTGCCAAGCTAACATCGCAAATAACTCAAATGGTTATGTAGTTTGTGTAGGAGATTTAACTGGCTTAGATACTTCAGCTTTTACAGAAGGGAATCAATTATATCTTTCTTCTACAACGGCTGGAACTTATACAACAACTAAGCAATTAGCTCCTAATCATTTAGTTTATATTGGTGTTGTAACTAGAGCGCATCCAACTCAAGGACAGATTGAAGTTAATATTCAAAACGGATACGAGCTTTATGAGCTACACGATGTTTCGATAACTTCAGAAGCTAATAATCAAGGTTTATTTTATGAATCCTCAACTGATTTATGGAAGAATAAAAGCATTGCAACCGTATTAGGTTATACACCACAAGCTCAATTAAACGGTACAGGTTTTGTAAAGGCAAGTGGAACGACAATAAGCTACGACAATAGCACTTATTTAACTACCAGCGCCGCGGCTT